GGCTCCAGCAGCGGGACGGCCCAAGATGGGGTTTGGATCTGGAGGGTGGTCATTTTTTGACGATAACGCGCTCGATCTTCTTGAACTCAATTGGCGCTCCGTCCGCGCCAGTGTGTTCGTGCTTCTGGGTCTCAGCCCAACGCATCTGCGTCTTGCTCCACCAGATAGCAGCCGTTGTGTCGCCCGCCATGACCTTCTGAAATAGGGTTTTCCCTACCTGCGCGTTGGCCTTTGATTTGCCGGAGATTAACTCTTGAGCGAAATACTTTGTCAGGGTGTCAACCGAGATGCCGTCCTGCACCAGCACGGCAATCTGCTCAATCGGAAGGCCATAACCGGACAGCGCCTCGACCTGCTTGCGGTCTGCCGGGCTGGGCTCGAACGGTTTTCGGCCCGATCCTTCACGCGCTCCACCGTTAGATTGTCGCCCATCAGGCTTTTTAATGACAGGTTTTTCAATTTTGGCCATTGCTCAACTCCTCAAAAGTCTTGCCGGACTCGGCGTGGACGGCTTGCTTGCCGGTGAACTCCTGCCAGCGTTTCACGATCACGTCGCAGTATTTGGGGTCCAGTTCCATCACAAACGCGCGGCGCTTCATGGTTTCGCACCCGATCAATGTACTTCCGCTGCCGCCAAACAGGTCCAGCACGTTTTTTGCGCCCTTGTGGTTGCCTAGTGCGCGCTCGGACAGCGCAACGGGCTTCTGCGTTGGGTGGACGTAGTTGGTGTCCTTTTTCACTTCCCACAGGTCGGATTCGTTTTTGATCTCGGCGTCAATGCTGCCATTGAACAGGCAGAATTCGTGCTGGTGCCTGTAATTTGTTCCCATTCCGAACACGTTTTTTGCCCAAACAATGCAAGCCTTGTACTCAAGTTCACGTTGTAGCGTTGCATAAAACTTCCAGTTGCACCAGATGTAATACGCTGGTGCGTTCACTGCCTTGATCGTTTGCAGCACTTCGCCAATGAATTGGTCGAATTCAGCCTCTTCCAAATTGTCGTTGGCAATTACGTCATGCTTCCCAGACCGCCCATTAAATGCCACGTTATAGGGCGGGTCCGTGAACACCATATCAGCCTTCTCGCCCGCCATCAGCGTGTCCACCGCATCAATGCTGGTGCTGTCACCGCACATCAGCCGGTGCTTGCCCATCACCCAAACGTCGCCCAGCACCGTCACGGGCTGCTCTGGCGCTTCTGGCACCGCATCCTCGTCAGTTTGACCTGGCTCAATTTCTTCTGGCATCAACGCCGCAATCTCATCGGCTGTGAATCCGGTCAAATCCAAATCAAAGTCCATGCCCTGCAACTCGCTGAACTCCAGCGCCAGCATCTCGTTATCCCAGCCCGCGTTCAGCGCCAGTTTGTTGTCGGCAATAACGTAGGCCCGCTTCTTTGCGTCAGACCACCCACGAGCCACCACAACGGGCACTGTGGCCATTTGCAGGCGCTTGGCAGCCAGTACCCGCCCGTGCCCTGCAATCAGCCCGCCATCCTCATCCACCAGGACAGGCGTTGTCCAGCCCCACTCCTTGATGCTGGCCGCAATCTGCCCGACCTGCTCATCGCTGTGCGTGCGGCTGTTGCGTGCGTATGGCACCAGTTTGTCTATCGCCCACTGTTCAACCTTGTCGGCTGGGTTTGTTTTTTCATTCATGTTTTGACTCCAGTTCAATGAGCTTATCCAGATAATGCCGCGCTTTGCGCAAATCCTCAACGCCTCTTTTTTCCCTGAAGCGGGAAACGTACTTCACGATGTTGCCTGAAAAGTAATCCAGCCCATTGGCCGCAATGTAATCCCACGGCTGGATAGCCTTGCCTTTGTAGTGGTCGCCTGCGACCTGTGTTTCGTTTGCACCTCCAATAATATTACTTATTGGCTTTCCATATTTTCTAAAATTTTCTAACGCTTCTTCAAATCCTTCCATATCGGTATTCATATTTGTAATCGCAAACATCAACCGATCTCTCCACTTGCACTCGTTAAACATCTTAGCACCTCACTTTGACTTAGATCAAAAATTGCACATCGTTGCTGGGACAGACGGGACATACCTAACGGTATGTGTCCTGTCCTGTCCCAGGCTTCCTCGCCTTGTCGTTGGGACATTTGTCCCAATTGTCCCTGTCCTGTCCCAGTTGTCCCACCTCACTTTTCAGCCCTGCGGATCAGCATGGAGCTAGCCATTGCGTTATCAATAACAACCCAGCCGTGCGGGTTGTGTTCTGGGTATGCCTTAATAATTTCCGCATTCAAAAGGTTATAAATCAAACGCCCCTGTTTACTGGCTTGCGCATATGTTTTAGCAGTTGCCTCGGTTAATCCCTCATTACTTATTAAATAGTTAATCAAGGCACTGCGAGAAAGGTATGGTGAGCCGTGTTGGTCTTCTGCGCCAGAATGCCACCAAGCATTAGTAAATTTGCGAATATCTTTTGAATGCTCTGATTCACCTTTTGGTTTTTGATCTGGAGTTTCATCAGATATTTTAAAAACAGCGCCTTTAATTTCTTCGCCGTCTTCATCAACCCAGCCTAGATCAACAGATTGCAACGTGCCCCAAATGGCTTGGGGCTCCTCGGTGTCCTTCATCTTGGTGCAACTGACCTCAATCAAGCCGTCCTTCTTGGTGACCAAAATCTGGGAATCCATAGAAGCCTTCCACGCGCTAGACCCGCGCGCGCGCCCCTTGGCCTCAATTGCGTTGCCGGTATGGTGCACCAAAGACACGCCAGCGTTCAAAGCGCGGCCAACAATTTGAACGGCGTTTAGCATGTTGCGCGTGTCCTTGGCGTCATTCTCGTTGCCGCTCATGTGGTTGTTCACCGTATCAATGGTGATCTGCACCGCGTCCTCGGTGGTCAACTCCCGCACCGCCTTGATGATTTGGGCCGATGCGGTAGGGCTATCCATGTCGATGGCCTTGTTGGAGATAAGCAGGTTGTCCAAGCTGTCCACGTTGTGGGCTTTGCACCAAGAAGCAACCCGCTGGCGGATGCCGTAGTTGCCCTCGCCAGCCATATAGACGGCAATGCCTTTCTTTGTGCGGCGTCCATTCCAATCAAGCCCTGCGGCAATGTGGCAGGCAATGTCCAGTGCAAAAAACGTCTTCCCGCCCCCTGATTCGCCGTAAATCATAGTGACGCCCAGGTCAGGCACCCAACCCTTGACAATCCACTTAAGCGGCGCAGGCTGGCCAAGATACGAACTCGCGCGGGTGAAAAAATATGCCTGCGTTTCGGCCTGTGCGGCAGACAGGATGAAGTCGGCGGCCTCTGCGCCAATACCACTTGCCGCTGCCACATCGCTCTCGGGCTCATACCTGGAAACGCTTTTGACGATCTGGGCAAGCTCAGACGATGGCAGCGGGATCTCGCACCGCGTCTCATTGGCAATTGACAGCGCGGCCATAATTTCGGCCTCGGTCATGCCATAGCGGCGCATTGCACCGCCCAATGCAGTCAACCCATTGTTGCGACTGCCTTGTATCAACCCGCCGCCGGTGGTCGCCTGCTGGCGCTCGGCCGGTTTGCGCATGGCGCTGTACGCGGTCATCCATGTGGACGGCACACGAAACGGGGCAACCCCATCAAAAGGATCGCTAGACGCTTCCCATTCGTAGCTTCTTCCCTCTATGGTGCTAGGAAAGGCCACAAAGTAGCGCCCATCGGCCAACAGGTCAACGCCTTCGGTAAGTTTGCACGAACGAATTTCAGGCGTGTAGTCTGCAATGTGGTGATAGCCACCGCCTGCGGTCATTTGCATTGCCCCATCAGGGACAGCGCCATTTTTTGTAGTCCAATCAGACCAAGACGCATCGCCACCATTGCGCGGATCAATGTCAAAAACGACGATCCCAGAGCGCTCGCCAGCGGCAACGCCAATGTTGAAATCAGGGTTTTGCGCCCACCATCTTGTGATCTGTTCGGCGTCTATGGTCGCATCTTTTACGCCGTGCTGAGTAGCTGGAACTTTGCCATTCGGCACCACTGGTATGACGTGCCAGCCCCATGAGGCATACGTCAGGGCTGCTTCAACTTTGGTCATCATTGACGTCAGCTTTCAATTTGCCGCCTGTTTTTACCTCCAGTTCATACTGCCTGCCCATCGGCGGAGTATCCCCCCACTGATAGATCACTTGGGGCCAAACACCCAACACCTCGGCAAGTTTTCGCAACCCGCCGTAGTAGTCAATAGCCTCCTGTGTTGTCATGCTTTCCGCCTTTCTTGAAAAGATAGGATTGCATGATAACCGGATTTTTTATTTAATGCTAGTCATTCGTCACCTGTGAGCGCTCCACCAGATAATCACTGAGCGCCTTCACGGTGCTGTAAGAGGGGTTGGTCTCGCCCTGCATGAACCGGTAAATGGTCATGTAATTCAAGTCCATGCGCTCGGCGACCTTGCGCAAGTTGGCGTCTTGTAGCTGCTGTCGTATCTGCTCCACTGTAAACATTTTTTACCCTCGCTTAAAAAGTTGTTGCATTGTAGATTATTTTCGCGCTACAATGCAAGCACTGCGCAAACGGAATTGGCCAAAGGCGCAGCATTTAACCATAGGAGGGCCAAGATGGCCATCAACTTGAAATCAACGGGCAGCTTGTCTGCCAACGGCGTGAAGGTGCTTGTATACGGCCAGGCTGGTGCGGGCAAGACTTCACTTATTAAGACCCTGCCCAAGCCCATTGTGCTATCGGCCGAGGGTGGCTTGCTGTCCATTCAGGACGCCGACCTGCCTTTCATTGAGATCGGCAACATGGCCGACTTGAAGGAGGCATACGAGTGGCTGGTGAGCAAGGAGGGTGACGCATTCAAAAGCGTGGCGCTGGACAGCATTTCGGAAATTGCCGAGGTGGTGCTGAACCACGAAAAGAAGGCCACCAAAGACCCGCGCCAAGCGTATGGCGCAATGCAGGAGCAGATGGCCGACATCATCCGCGCCTTCCGCGACCTGCCTGGCAAGCACATCTACATGAGCGCCAAGCTGGAAAAGACGCAGGACGAGATGGGCCGCGTGCTGTATGCGCCATCGATGCCCGGCAACAAAACCGGCCAGAGCCTGCCCTACTTTTTCGACGAGGTGCTGGCGCTGCGGGTTGAAAAGGACAGCGAGGGAGCCACGCAACGCGCCTTGATGTGCGACAGCGACGGCCTTTGGCTGGCCAAGGACCGTTCGGGCAAGTTGGATTCTTGGGAAGCGCCTGACCTGACGGCTGTGTTTGCCAAAATTGGGGGCAAGAAATGACCCTCCCAAACGACATGGGCGAACTGGCCACATTATGGCTGAAAGCCAAGAAGACTGAAGAAGATGCAACAGCGGATCGCAGAAATATTGAAGACCACTTCAAAAAGCTGGCAGGCATCGCAGACGACCTTGACGGCACCGAAACCATCAAGCACGCCACGGTTGAAATCAAAATCGTGGGACGCATTGACCGTAAGGTTGACAGCGAAAAAGTGCAAGAACTGGCCGCCGAGCATGGACTGTCCGAACACCTGAGCAGCCTCTTCCGCTGGAAGCCCGAGCTGAACATCGCGGTCTGGAAGGCCGCCGACGCATCCATCACCCAAGCCCTCGCCCCCGCAATCACGGCCAAGCCTGGCCGCCCATCTTTCAAAATCGCAATCAAGGAGTAATCATCATGGCATTTCTTACCGAATCTTTTGACGTTGACCAACTGCCCCAAGGCACTAGCAGCTTTGACCCGCTGCCCGCTGGCTGGTACACCGCCCACATCACGCAGGCCGAACTCAAGGCCACCAATGACGGCAACGGCCAGTACATCAAACTGCGTTACGACATCACCGGCCCGACGCACCAGGGGCGTGTGGTGTTTGGCAACCTGAACATCAAGAACGCTAGCGCCAAGGCGGAGGAGATTGGACGCCAGCAGTTGGGCGAGGTAATGCGTGCCATCGGCCTGTCCCGCGTGACCGACACCGATCAACTGATTGGCGGGCAGATTGGCATCAAGCTGGACATCCGCGCGGCACGCACGGACGACAAAACCGGCAAGACCTATGACGCCACCAACGAGGTGCGGGGTTTCCGCTCACTGACCGGCAGCGTGCCTGCGGCTCCAGCCCCTGCGGCGGCAAGCGCGGCACCGGCAAAGGCAACGCCTCCGTGGCTGGCTAAGAAGTAAAAGTTACGGGGGAAAGCGGATGCTGTCTGCGCCGTACTAGTTCACCAGTTGGCAGTGCAGCGAGTACCCCACCCAAAAAAAGCCCCAGCCTCGCTAGAGGACTGGGGCAAGTAGGGAGAGATGACAACTAACCAAGGGGCAGATTTTATTATGGCACAGAGTTACGAAGAATTTGTAAGAAATAAACGACGCAGTGAGGTTGCAACCGGCCATAAGCCGGAAGAATTGAATGAAAACCTATTTGATTTTCAGCATGCTATTGTGAGTTGGGCGGTGCGCCGTGGTCGCGCTGCAATATTTGCCGACACCGGCCTTGGCAAGACCTTAATGCAATTAGCATGGGCTGATGAAGTCCAAAGCCATACAGGCGGCATCGTACTGGTGCTGGCGCCTCTAGCTGTATCTGAGCAGACTATTGAACAAGGCAAGACGTTTGGCATTGAAGTGCGCCGCGTGCCTGCTGGTGATTCGCCAAATGCGCCCGGCGTCTGGATCACCAACTATGAACGCATCGACGTTATCGACTTTGCAGAGCTTCATGGCGTGGTGCTGGACGAATCCAGCATCTTGAAAAGCCACAACGGAAAGACCCGCACAGCTCTGATTGAATCTTGCCAAACGGTCCCCTATCGCCTGAGCTGCACAGCTACGCCAAGCCCTAACGACTTTGAGGAGCTTGGAAACCAGTGCGAGTTTTTGGGCGTTATGACCCGCACAGAGATGCTGGCTACTTACTTTGTCAACGATACCGGCGACACCGGCACATGGCGGCTCAAGGGATGGGGGGCATCAAAGTTTTGGGAATGGATGGGTACGTGGGCCGTAGTCTTGCGCAATCCGTCGGATATTGGATTTGATGGCTCGCGCTATGAGCTTCCCCCGTTGGCATATACAGAGCATGTCGTAGAGACAGACCAACTAGAAGGAGAACTGTTTGCCCGCCCTGCTCAGACCATGCTGGAGCGCCGCAAGGCACAGCGCGATTCCATCATAGCTCGGTGCTCCAAGTTGGCAGAGATTGTCAACGCAGAGCCCAATGAGCATTGGTTGATCTGGTGTCACCTGAACGATGAAGCAGACACGCTACAAGCAATGATCCCAGGCGCGGTCAATGTGCAGGGGTCGGATTCCCCTGAATCAAAGTCTGAAAACCTGCTCGGGTTTGCACATGGTGATGTGCGCGTCCTGATCTCCAAGCCAAAAATTGCAGGTTTCGGCATGAACTGGCAGCACTGTGCACGTATGGCTTTTGTCGGATTGGACGATTCATTCGAGAAGTTCTATCAAGCTGTTCGCCGCTGCTATCGCTTTGGACAAAAACGCTCAGTGCAAGTCCATATGTTTACGGCTGAAAACGAAGGCCAGATTCTTGACAACCTGAAACGCAAAGAAGTGCAACACCACGAGATGAGCGCACAAATGATTGAACACATGAAAGACATTATGAATAACGAACTGGCAGGCCAATCAAACATTGTTGACGAATATCGTGAGGATGTTCACCAGTCTGAGAACTTCACTGTTTACCTTGGAGACTGCGTAAAGCATTCGCGCCGCATGGCTGATAACAGTGTCGATTACTCGGTGTTTTCTCCTCCTTTTGCTGATCTGTTCGTGTACTCAAACTCAGATCACGACATGGGCAATTGCAAAGGTGACGATGAGTTTGTAGCGCAGTTGAAGTTTTTGATTGCTGAGTTGTTCCGTGTATTGAAGCCTGGCCGCAATGTCTCATTCCACTGCATGAACTTACCGACAACCAAAATGCGCCAAGGTTTTATTGGCCTGCGTGACTTCCGTGGCGATCTGATCCGAGCATTTCAAGACGCTGGATTTATTTATCACTCGGAGGTTTGCATTTGGAAAGACCCGGTAGTTGCAATGCAGCGAACCAAAGCGCTGGGCCTGCTGCACAAGACCATCCGGGAAAACTCCACTATGAGCCGCATGGGGCTACCTGACTACGTTGTGACCATGCGCAAGCCTGGGGATTGCGAGGAACGAGTAATTCATGGCGACGATCTTCCTGTGTTGATGTGGCAGAAGTACGCTAGCCCCATTTGGTCTGACATTAACCAAGGACGCACATTGAACAAATTACCTGCTCGGGACGAGAACGACGAAAAGCATATGTGCCCGTTGCAGCTGGACGTAATTGAGCGTTGCATTCACTTGTGGACAAACAAAGGCGATTTGATCTTTTCACCGTTCACCGGCATCGGCTCTGAAGGTTATTGTGCTGTGAAGATGGGGCGAAAGTTTGTCGGCACCGAACTTAAGCCTCAATATTGGGAGCTTGCATGCCAGAACATTGCAGATGCAGAACGCGAGCAATCTGGACTATTTGAACAGGACTTTTCATAAATGGCACAAACAAACTATTCAAGAGCAAACGGCAGGGCCGCAAGGCCTGATCATG